TGCATAATCAATGCCAAGAATATAATCAAGTTTTTCTTTTACTATGGAAGTAATTAGAATAGATGGATTCACACATTTTTCATAATAATAATCTTTTATTTGGATTGAGTTATAAAGAGAGATATTAGAAGAAGCATTGGAAGCAATATTGGAAACTGACATTTTTAATAAACTTTGTTTGTAAAGAAAATATATATAGATACACATGTTTCAATTTTATTATTTGGAGTAAATCATAAAATTGAATTAGTTTAAACAATAAATTATATTTATAAAAAAGAATCATGTTATCATCAAACGAAATGAATTTGGCAAATAAATATCAACAAAAGACAGATAAACAACACATTTTGGATAATCCAGATACATATATTGGTTCAGTAGAAATGGTTGATTCGGAATTATATATCTTCTCTACAAATGAAGAATCACCTATTCAAATTGTAGAGAAACAAATACAATATATTCCTGCCTTATTTAAACTATTTGATGAAGGAATCGTAAATTGTAGAGACCATGCAATTAGGATGGAAAAGGCGGTTAAGGATGACCAAGAAAATAATTTGCCAGTTAAAAATATAGATATTACAATTCACGAAGATACAATTACAATGTTTAATGATGGAAATGGGATTGATGTAGAGAAACATCCAGAAACACAAGTGTGGATTCCTGAAATGATTTTTGGTCATTTAAGAACATCTACTAATTATGATAAATCAGAGAAAAAAATTGTTGGAGGAAAAAATGGTTTTGGTTTCAAGTTGGTTTTGATTTGGTCTTCTTATGGAATGATTGAAACGGTGGATCATATAAGAGGGTTAAAATATGTTCAAGAATTTAAAGAGAATTTAAATATTATTTGTCCACCAACAATTACAAAATGTAAATCAAAACCATACACAAAAATAACATTTAAACCAGATTATAGTAGGTTAGGTATTTCTGGGTTAACAGAAGATATGTTGAATTTATTAAAAAGAAGAGTGTATGATATAGCAGCAGTAACAGAAAAAAATATTAAAGTGAAATATAATTCTCAATTGATACCAGTAAAGAATTTTACTCAATATATTGATTTATATATTGGTTCTTCTTCAAAAATATACGAGACAAATGGTGAAAGATGGGAATATGCCGTCGCGTTATCTCCAACCCATGAATTTATTCAAATAAGTTTTGTAAATGGAATTCATACATCAAAAGGTGGAAAACATGTAGAATATATATTGGGACAGATAACAAGAAAGTTGGCTGAATATATAGAGAAAAAGAAAAAGATAAAGGTAAACATGACAAGCATAAAAGAACAATTAATTTTATTTATTAGATGTGATATTGAAAATCCATCCTTTGATAGTCAAACAAAAGATTATATGAATACACCATCAAATAAATTTGGTTCAAATTGTGTAGTTACAGACAAGTTTATAGAGAAAATTGCCAAAATGGGGATAATGGATGCTGCGTGTGCAATCACAGAATTAAAAGAACACAAGGCAGTAAAAAAGATGGATGGTCATAAGACAAAAAATGTAAGAGGAATTCCAAAATTAGTAGATGCCAATTGGGCAGGAACTGACAAATCTAAAGAGACAATGATTATATTGTGTGAAGGAGATTCGGCAAAAGCAGGAATCGTTTCAGGATTATCATCAGAAGATAGAAATATAATTGGTGTTTATCCAATGAAAGGAAAAATAATGAATGTAAGAGGAGAAACAAAAAAGAAGATTTCTGATAATAAAGAGATTTCGGATATAAAAAAAATATTAGGATTGGAGATAGATAGAGAATATGAAACAATGGAAGATATACACAAGAATTTAAGATATAGTAAAGTCATCTTTATGTGTGATGCCGATTTGGATGGAAATCATATTAAAGGGTTAGGAATTAATTTATTTCATACAACATGGCCATCTTTGACAAAAATACCAGGATTTATTTCATTTATGAATACGCCTATTTTGAAAGCAAAAAAAGGAGAAAAAGAATTGGCATTTTATAATGAAGGTGAATATCAATCGTGGAAAAGTGAGCAATCTGTCTCTACATTAAATCAATGGAAAATTAAATATTACAAAGGATTGGGAACGAGTACAGGAAAAGAGTTTCGTGAATATTTTAAAGAGAAAAAGATTGTTGGTTTTGAGATGGGAGAAGAATCGGAAGATACAATAGATAAGATATTTAATAAAAAGAGATCGGATGATAGAAAAGAATGGTTGAGGAATTATGATAGAAATTCATATTTGAATACATGTAATTCTTCTATAAAATATGAAGAATTTATTAATAAAGAATTAATTCATTTTTCAAAATATGATTGTGATAGAAGTATTCCAAATATAATGGATGGATTAAAGATAAGTTTAAGAAAAATATTATTTTCTGCATTTAAAAAGAATTTAACGACAGAAATAAAAGTTGCTCAATTTTCAGGGTATATATCAGAACATTCTTGTTATCATCATGGAGAAGCGTCATTAAATGCTGCAATTGTAGGAATGGCACAAAATTTTGTTGGTTCCAATAATATTAATTTGTTTATGCCAAATGGGCAAATGGGAACCAGGTTGATGGGAGGTCAAGATTCGGCATCTGAGAGATATATTTATACTCAATTGAGTAAAATAACAAGATGTATATTTTCGTTCAAAGATGATGATATATTAACATATTTAAATGATGATGGAACACAAGTAGAACCTATTTATTATGCTCCTATTATTCCAATGGTTTTAGTAAATGGTTCAAAAGGTATAGGAACTGGTTTTAGCACAAATATTTTGTGTTATAATCCATTGGATATTATTCTCTACTTGAAAAATAAAATATTAAAAATAACAAATAATATACAATTTATTCCATATTATGATGGTTTTCAAGGAGAAATTAGTCAAGTGAATGAAGACCATTTTATAGTCAAAGGGAAATATGAGATAGTAGGACCAGATAAAATAAGAATAACTGAATTACCAGTTGGGTTTTGGACGAATGATTTCAAAGAATATTTAGAAGAGTTATCAGATGGTGTAGATTCAAAAACAGGAAAAAAAATAAATCCAATTGTAAAAGATTATGATGATATGAGTAAAGATACGACAATTGATTTTACAGTTACATTACAGAAAGGTAAATTGGAAGAATTGGAAGAATTGGGAGAAGAAGGGATATATAAACAATTCAAGTTGATTTCTTCAATGACGACAACAAACATGCATTTATTTGATGCAGAAGATAAATTAAAGAAATACTCATCAATTGTAGAGATTATTGATGATTATTTCTTAAAGAGGTTAGAAATGTATGGAATTAGAAAACAATATTTAATAAAATGTTTGGAAAAGGAATTATTGTTGTTGAATAATAAAGTAAAATATATTCAAGAAATATTAGATGGAACGATTGATTTAAGAAAGAAAAGTAGAGAAGAAATAGATAAAATGTTGTGTGATAAAAAATATGAATTAATTAATGATGATTATAAATATTTAATTAAAATGCCAATGGATTGTGTGACAGAAGAAAATGTAAAGAAAATAGAAAATGAGTATAAAACAAAAAATGATGAATTAACATTGTTGATAAACACATCACAAGAAGAAATGTGGTTATCTGAATTAAATGTATTAGAAGAAGAATATATTCTCTTTAAAGAAGAGAAAGAACGAATGTTTCATTCTTCTAAAGTAACTTTAAAAAAAAAGAGTAAAAAAGTGAAAAAAGTATTGGAGCTCTAAATTTATTTCAAAGAACTAATACACATGGAATATAATAAACGATAAGTAAGATAAATAAGAAGATAACTTATCGTAAGTGAAATAGTAGTAACATAAGTCGTAAAATGTATATTTTTTTGTGTGAACAAGTAAAGGAAACTTAATATAGAAAATACAACAATAATAAAAGCAATAATGCACAAGATATAAAAGTAGAGACAATATTGTTTAGGTAATGTACCAAAAACTTGATTAGAAAAACTGGTGGGTGATGTGGTCATCATTATATTATATACATATATAATATAATTTGTTAAACCCAATTATGAAGGATTAATTGTTTATCATTATTATTTGCTAAAATAGGAGGGGCAAGAGGAGTATACATTGTAGAGACATCAACTAAATATTTGGTATAACCTTTTGCTTCTCCATATACCTGTGGAACACAGTAATCCAACACAATTTTATTTAATTGTTGTATTTGTTGTTTAATATTATTTGGTTGATTTGCTGCATGTTGTAAAAAAATAGATCGCATTATTATTTTTAACGTATCTTCATCTTGATTTGAAATAACAAAACGTCCATTTGACTTGGTATATACACCTTTTCTAATTGCATTTTGAATATAACAAATATTATTGTGTGAAAAAAAAGAGGTTGATAAAGCAGTATTATTCCATAATCCTTCAGTTGGATTACGAAAGGTAGTGCATTGGTTTACAGGAATTTTATCATACATTTGAAATTGGTCAAAAGAATTAGGAGGGTTGCAAGTTAATATATTGACTCTTCCATTTGTTCTTGAAATATGTTGATTCATTAAATTATAATAATAAAAAAATATGTATAATTTATACATATGGCTAGTTTTCAAATGACTACGTTAAAAATAGCAGGGATTGTTTTATTGATATTTATAATACTTTTAGCAGTAATATTATATTTTCCTAGTAATTCACAAGTATGGCCGCCTATAATTCCAAATTGTCCTGATTATTTTCAAGATGTAAATGGTGATGGTTCCTCATGTATCAATTCATATAATTTAGGGTCACCTAAAGTTGGAAGTGAAAATTTTTCAGTTGCTCCATATATAGGTACAAATGGTAATTGTGAAAAATATAATTGGGCAACAGCTCATCAATTAACATGGGATGGGATTACATATGGAGTTCAAAATCCGTGTGAATTATTAAATAATTAATTTATATATTTTGATTATTAAAATAATTATAAATACATTTATGTACTGCATCATTTGCAGATGATACATTATATTGTTGTAATTGACCTATTTCTAACTTGGCATTTGATTTAGATGAATCAATTTCTTTTTTTTCGGTATAATTTATATTTTTATAAGAAGAGTATATTTTCATAATATCTAATAAATTAATAGATCCATTATTTACTAAATTAACAATACCAGTTTTATTTTCTTCAATCATTTGTATTAATAATGGAAACAATTCATCAATATATGTAAGAGAAAATTCTTTATTTTCAATAAATGTAAAATTTTTTAATTTAGTTATTAAATTTTTAGGAGATTTCGTAGAAGATATTGGATAATTTACTCTTACATAAAGTAAATTATCATATTCTTTTAAAAGAGTTTCTAGATATATTCTTGAAATACTATAAAAATTATTATAAAAATTACCAGAATCATTTTCTCTGTAAAAACGTTTATTATCAAAAATTCCTCCAGAACCAATAATAGTTAAATGTTTTTTATAAACACGACATATTTTTGCCAATGTAAGTTGAAAAGTAATATTTGTTTCAATAGTTTCTATTTTATTTTCATCGCACCAACTTATATTAGGATTTCCAGTTAATCCAGCACTAGAAATTATATATTTTGGATTGTATATTTTAATACACGATTCAATCTCTGATATATTATCTAAACGACAATTACAAATAAATACATTTTTTTCTTGTTTTTTTAAAATATTTAAAATATTACTTCCTAAAAATCCAGATGACCCTAGTAACATGTATTCAATTGGTTTTATAAAATGATAACAGTTATCTTTTTTTGATATAATAATTTCATTATTAGAAATGGGTAAATAAATATTTAACGTAGGATCTAAATAATGAATATGTTTAGTATTATCATCAGTATATATTCCATTAAAATGATACAATAGAATACTTTCATCTTCTAAAGATAAAAACGCATGTCCATAATTAGAAGGAATAAATAATTGATTATTTTCATTTGTTGACGATAATGTATAATATTTTGGAATCAAGTAATCAGATGATTTTTCATTGAAATTAATAATAATATCTAATATTGTACCTTTAACACATGTAACAAGTTTATCAAATGGATTAATATGAATTCCTCTAAAAACATTTTTATGATTGATACTAACTGTTGATTGTTTAAATTCAAAATTATTATTTTTTATAGGAAATAATAATTTACCTCTTTCGTCAAAAAAATCATCAGTTTTCATATTATATATATATAATGGAAAAAAGTGAATTAATTATTGATAATTATAAATTATTAGAAAATTGTTTATGTTGTAAATCTAAAAACATTCAATTATTATTTGATTTAGAAAATCAACCATTAGCAAATGATTTTCATTCTATAAACGAAACATGTAATTTATATCCTTTACAATTAATGATATGTTTAACATGTTTTCATACACAACTGTCAAATATTGTAAATCCACAAATATTATTTAAAAATTATAAATATTTAAGTGGAACTTCACAAACAGGAATAACATTTTTTAAGAATAATGCAAATTATATAAATGATTACATGAATAAAAAATATGAAAATGATTTAACTAATTTTAATAAAAAAATGTTAGATATAGCATGTAATGATGGAACACAATTAAATTTTTTTAAAGAATTAGGATGGAAAACATATGGAATAGACCCTGCAACGAATTTATACGACATATCTACAAAAAATGGACATAACATAGTATGTGATTATTGGAATATAGAAAGTTCAAAAAATTTTGATATAATGGATGTAATTATTGCACAAAATGTGTTTGCACATACAGAACATATTGACAATTTTTTACAAGCTTGTAAAAATATTATGAATGAAAAAAGTTCATTATTTATACAAACATCCCAAAAAAATATGATACTAAATGGTGAATTTGACACTATTTATCATGAACATTTATCTTTTTTTAATACGAAATCAATGAATATATTAGTAAATCGTAATGGATTAGTATTAAATCAGGTTATAGAGAATGATATACATGGAAAAAGTTATATTTTTGAGATTAATTTAATAAAAAATAATGAAATATATAATGTTGATAAATATATTGAAAACGAAGATAAACTTGGATTGTATAATATGAAATTATATAATAATTTTAAAATCAATTCAATAAATACAATCGTTGAGTTAAAATATAAAATTACATATTATAAAAATAATGGATATAAATGTATTGGTTTTGGTGCTGCAGCAAAAGGACAAACTGTATTATGTTATGGAAATATTTATTTAGATTATATAATTGATGAAAACCCATTAAAAATTGGATTATATAGTCCAAAAATGAATATTCCAATAGTTAGTATTGAACATTTTAAAAACGATACAAGTGAAAATTTTTTAGTTGTTATTTTAGCTTGGAACTTTTCAAATGAAATTAAAGAAAAAATTAAATGCATACAAAAAAATAATATAGTTATTATTGATAATTATTTTATAAACAATTAAATATTATATTTTTTTTTACAAAAATCTAATGATTTTGGAAAAGCACCAGATATTTCTGCTTTAGAAATAGTTCCATACGGTCCATAATATAAAAAACGTGTCAAATAATTTAATTCTTTAGATAAATTATTTTCATTTAAATAAGATATCATATATTTCCATTTTATTGCAAATGTATTTGGTAAATGAATCCATTGATCAATAACACTAGGATTCAAAACTGCACATAGTGTATTTATAGGATAATTTAAATCTTTATAATTGACTACTGTATTATATTTATAACCCTTGTTTATTAAATATTTTGTAATTTGTGTTTCAAGTTTATGAATATAATCCATACCATTATTACATTTAGAAATACTATCCGTTATAAAATGAATTACATGGTAAATAATATTACGTTTTATTTCAATTGGTGTTCCAATAAGATGGAAATTTACTTCTTCTGAAGACCAATGTCCCCAAAAATCCACATCTTTTCTCATTTTGTTAATTGTATTTTGAAAAGGAATGATTCCATGAATTGGAAAGAGAATGCTATCATTTAATAAAAAAATCCATTCATAATTATTTTTATTATAAATGCGTTTTAATCCATGTAACCATACATGCCAATCTGTTCCCATTCCATTATTTTTTATAAAATTTACATTAAATGGTAATGTTGATAAATCAATGTTATTTAATGAGGTGCATGCTGTGTAAAATAAAATATCATAACCTAAATATATTAAGGTTTTTATTCCTTGAATGACATAATCTGCAATAATATTTTGTGAATCATAATGGGCATATATTGCACAATATATATTGTTATTATTTGTTTTTGGAAATAATATTAATTTTTCTGAATTACCATATATTTTATAATGTGTTTTATTATCAATAAATTTTGAATTATTAATTTTTAATAAATTATAATTATATTCAATTGGTAAATTATCATATATACATTCTTGATTTAATTTATTATAAATAAATTGGTCACAATAATCATTTAACACAGGTAAAGAAACATAACCTTCTCCTGTTCTCCAAATATTTTTAATAAATATTGTATTTTTTAAAATATTATTATTTTTATGATAAAATTCTTCTCTATCTATTTCATTTGGTATAGTCGTATTGATATTAAAATTATTTGGATAATATAAACAACATATATTGTAATTATTTACTAATAATACTCTTGACAACCCACATTCACCAGTTAATATTGCATCATTTTTTGATTTTTTTGGACCAATAACCGTATTATAATATAATGGATATACATTGCGGTCACATGATGAATTGGGATAAACACTAGCTACTTGTCTATTTAAAAGTAAATGAATAATAAATTCATTTATTTTAATTAATGTAAAGTGACACGATAATGCATGTCCAGGATTAGGATTATCTAATTGTAATGTATTAATATATGGCGAACATGCAACTGAATCACATTCTACCATTTTATTATAAAATGGATATAACCAATGAGAAGTTGGGTCTTCATCCATAAAAGGACCATTTGTGCTTGCATTTAATAAACATAAATAATCATATTGTTTCCAAATTGGAGAATTATTTTTATTTTCAATATATTTAATACCTTTATACCAAGCATCATAATCATAACAATTTTCCTGTTTAATAACGTGTATATTATATTTTTGTGGTATTACTACTTCACACTGATATCCATTAATTACAAAAATATATGTAATATTTAAATTTTTCCATTTTTTTTCATTTAAACCATATTTAATAAAAAAAGAAAGGTTTTGTTGATTTTTTTGTTCATTTTTTCGTTCGTAATAAGCGTATATAAGACATATTTTGGATTCACTAAGATCTTTTAAATCTAAATTATGGGGTTGTGGTTGGGGTTGTGGTTGGGGTTGGGGTTGGGGTTGGG